CTCATCATTTGTAGCAAATCGGACAGGTTTTGAACCCCAGAGTCGTGAGCATACTCCGTCTTTGCTGCTTCTTCCGAGATAGCAAGTGGGATTGGTCTTGGATCAAAGCTCGGAGTCAAAGCGTCTTCCATCACTTGATGAATAGCTGAACCACGAATCATTTGAGGGCTTGCTGGTGTCCTAATGTCGTAAAGTACACAGTATTGAAACCAGAACTTACGAGGACAGCCTAAGTATTGCATAAACGAAGACTTCGATACTCGAAGTGTGCCTTTGGTGCGTGGATCATACGGAGAAATACCGTCAGTCATCCTTCTTCGCCGCCTTAGTCGGTTTCTTCGCAGGTTTTAGTGGGAGTTCGACTACTTCATCAAACTCGCCCCAAGCCTTTGCTTCTTTCAACGTTAGGTCAGCGGAGAGGACACGACTCTCAAGACCCTGTGGGTATCGAGGTAGTCCCTTTCCATAGAACCACGCCTTAGCATCTGGATTTGCTGCAACCCACTCTCGGATGAGAGCCAGATCGTCGCACAGTACAAGGGTGTTCATACTACTCCGACCCCCCTATCGACTCATCAACCTTTTCATCGGTAGGTAGTGGATGATCCACGAACTCAACACCTGTCGATTCGCATAATGTCTTGAGAATATCGTCGTGACGAATAATGTCGTTTCTTGCCGAATTAGCAATTAGTGAAGCGAAACCCTGTAATTCACCCATAGCGAGTTCAAGCTGTTCAATGCGTTCTTCTAATTGTGCTACTGTCGGCTTCTTACCTTTGCGCGTCATACCTTGACGAGCAAGCACCTCCTTATAATGATTCTTACAAATCAGCAACAAGGACTTCTGTTAGGATAACCATTGATGCAATCGAAACGGCTGATCGTAGCGAAGATTTCAAAACGCTGGCCGCATCAAGAACACCTTGTTCTCGAAGGTTGCCGAACTGCCTGGTCTTAGCATTGAAGCCGTAGTCACCTACTTGACCCAATAATTTCTCAAGAAGACCTTGTGGATCAACACCAGCGTTACTTCCAAGTTGAAGAACGGGCGCGTGTAGTGCAGACACCAGAACTTCTTGTGCAGCAACACCAGCACCCTTCATAGGGAAATCATCAATCATTCTCGATACTTTGAGGAAGGTCATACCTCCACCAATCACCACACCTTCTTTGATCGCTGCTTTCGTAGTATTCAAAGCATCATCAACACGTGCCTTCGTTTCTTTGAGTTCTGTTGCGCTTGAAGCACCGACTCGAATAACACCAACACCGCCTGTAAGCTTAGATTTGCGTTCATAAATAGCATCAGCGAGGTTTCTTTCACCTTCAAGATCGGCTTTCGTTATTTGTTCTGTTAAGATAGCACAGCGTTCTGTTAAATCGCCTTTTGCTCCAATTATCCTGGTGTAGTTCTTGCCGATAACAACTTTGCCAACGAGCTTTGACTCACCAACAAGAGCCTCAAGGTCTTGCATGACCTCATCAAAGTGGAATGATGGTGCAACAACTCCACACCCTCGAATAACACCTTTCTGGACATTGACGATGAGTGTTTGTAGTGCCTCTCCCTCAATTCCTTTGGCGATAACGAGTAAAGCCTTCTGATCTTTCAATGCAGCTTCCATAGCAGGAATAAGTTGATCGTTTTGTGTGATAATGTCGCTGGATAAGTGAACATAGGCACTGTCAAGAGAGCATTCAAAGCTACCAGGCTCGGTGATAAAGTAAGGGCTTGCATATCCAGATTCAAGCTCCATACCTTCAACAATATCAAACGAATGACTGTTGCTGTGGCTTTCTTCGACAGTGATGATCCCCTCGTAGTTCGTTTGTTGCAGAGCGTCAGCAATCAAAGCACCAATCTCCGAATCGTTGTTGGCTGCAATAGTCGCAACCTCGAATATCTGTTGTTGCTTCTCTTCCTCGTCGTCGCAGTCGATAACCAAGTCATCAATAATTTCACAAGCAGCATTCGTAAGCACATCAAAGGCTATCTTCATGTCGAGAGGATTGAATCCGTTGTCAAGCAGCGTTAGTCCTTCCCTGCATAGTTCACGTGCAAGAAGTGTTGCTGTCGTAGTTCCGTCACCGCCGCTATCTTGGGCGTTAGATGCGACTTCTTGGATCAAGCGAATACCCATTGTCTTGTATGGGTCGGTTGATTCAATATCCTTAGTGATAGTCACACCATCGTTGATGACGAGGGGAGAGCCGTATGGTCGTTCAAGCATGACATACCTGGCTGATGGCCCAAGTGTGCATTTGACTGCATCTGCTACCATGTTTATGCCCTGCATGAGCTTGTTTCGTGCTTCTTCTCCTTCAATTGCTTTCTTCGTCATAAGTTATCACCGCTATAATTTGTTCCACGTCTATGATGTAATGCCCTTTAACGGGTGTTTCAACGTGCTTTCCGACATAAATAATGGTGTCAAAGTCTGCTAATGCGAAACCAGACTCCACTAAATGATTCGATATTGAAACAATCTCTGCTGTAAAGACAGTTTGTTCTTGTGTTCTTATCACAATAGCACTGTCGCTTTTAGCTAAATCAATCTGGTTAATCACTATGCTCGTTCCTACGGGTTTAATTTTCATGTTATAACCATCCTAATTCTTCTTGTTGTGGTGCTTTTGTTCGTGGAATACGATTTACAAGCTCGATACCTTCACCGATCCAGCGCATGACAGGAACGGCCATCGAGTTACCCATAGCCTTGAATCGTGGGCCATCTGGACAACGCTCAACAGGCTTATTCTTCCAGGGTATTCGAGTCCAATTGTCGGGAAATCCTTGCAGCCTTTCGCACTCGACAGGAATTAGTCTGCGTACAGCAAGAGCAGTCGTTACTGCCGTTTGTATTTTAGTTTCGTTATGTCCTACCCAAGTGTTCAGCGTAGGTTGCGTTGTCGTTTGTTCCCATCTGGTATCATCTTCAGCCGAAGCTGGATTTTTGGCTTGATGAAATGGTGTTTGAGTAACTGCTGGCGAGGTAGGAACAGCTCCGTTCACCTTGAGAGTTGGTGACACATTATCGTAAAGTCCGTAGTTCTGTCCGAACGTGTGATCGAAACAAACATTCTCACCATCGACAGGTTGAACGGCTAAAGCTGTAAAGTCGGTGACTCTGCTTTGGTGATCCCCAACGAGAGTATTTGTCACATCACCTTCTCCGTTACCTCTCGCATCGAAAGTCATAACTGCTGGAGCTCCATGACCTTGAGCAGTTCTTAGGGGAACATGAATCTCACCTGTTTCTTCTTGATTGAATAGATCAACACCAACTGGTAACAAGTGACCGGCAACGGCAGACTGGTGAGTGAGCTTTTGGTTCATGTCTGTATCAAGCGTCCCAACTACATCTGGAACAATCGCACCATGAAACCTGCCCTTATCGGACATTCGGCCATCGTCACCTTTAGCGGTGAGGGTGTTGGTTATTCCTCTTCCGTTCCAATACTCGCCACTCGACGAAGTGCTTGATCCAGCATTGGTGGGAGCTTCTTGCCTCTTCTTTCTGCTCGGCGGATTATCCCCCGACAGGCTTTCTGGCTCAAATAGAACCGCTGCGGCACGTCGCCAATCTCCATCAATATGTCCGACAACAAACAACCTTCTGCGTCTTTGTGGAACTCCGAAGTGTTGAGCGTCAAGAACCCTGTAAGCGCACCCATACCCGATGTTCTCCACTTCACGCAAGAAGGCTGCAAAGTCCCGTCCGTCGTCCGATGACAAGATGCCAGGGACATTCTCGAAGATGAACCATGTGGGTTTAATGTCGTTAATAATTCGTAGGTAGTGGAGGGCAAGGTTGCCACGCGGATCATCCAATCCAAGTCGTTTTCCTGCAACCGAGAATGATTGACAGGGTGAGCCGCCAACAATAAGTTCGATTTGTCCTTTGTATTGTTTCCATTCATGTTTTGTCACATCTCCTACATTTGGTACATGAGGGAACTGATGCTTGAGAACTGCGCTTGGGAAAGCGTCGAACTCTGCAAACACCTTTGGAATCCAATTATCCATGTGATGCCATGCAACAGAACAGGCTTCAACCCCAGAAAAGAGGCTGATATACCGCATCCGTTCGCCCATGCTCTTATCCAATCAAATCACCCATATAAACAGTCTTACAAATCAAAGCCATTCAGCTTTAGGTTTGGCTATGATCTTAATTTCTCCATCATCAAAAGACAAATCAGCATTCGACCAATGAGCTATTCGAGTAGCGGCAATTTCAATGTATTCTGGTGTCATCTCAATACCAATAAACTTGAAACCAAGACGTGATGCAGCAATACCTGTCGTCCCAGAACCCATAAATGGATCAAGAACAGTTCCTTCTGGTTGAGTGACAAGTCGGCATAGGTACTCCATGAGAGAAATAGGCTTCACAGTCGGATGGAAGTTCTTCTTTCGGTTACTGCGCTCGTTGCCCGAACCTGTGAGCATTTTGCCCCCCTCAAGGGAGGATTGGTTGCGCCCCATCTCTTGACCTTCAAGCTCCTCGCATCCAGCGTGACGTTCACTTTGACTTGTCTTAGCGCAGTAAAAGAATCGTGCTGCTGAACCTTCATCACCGAATGTCTTGAGAGTTCGACCAGAATAATTCTTGCCCGACATAGAATCGCTTTGAGATTCTCTCGTCACATGATGGGGCTTGCCGTCACCACTCTTAGTATGAGGAAAGCCTTCAAGCACTTCATCCGAGCCATCATGAATAACATTAGAAGGGAATCTGCCCTCAACTATTTCACCTCCAGGCTTATTGTCAAAACCAGACTTAAACACGGTTTTCTTTTGCGAGCTTTGTTTTCTTCTATTTTTAGAGGTATCAAGTTTTTCTGTGCCAACCCGACACTCATCTATGTTCAAGCCACCTGTACCATGCTTGAGTATATTGTGTGCTACTGTGCCGATGAAGGGCTTACGGGCGACCACGATAGGCTCATGTGCTGGTTTTAGAGCAGTTCCCCACCCTTCCCACTGTTGCGCTTCTGGTGAAAGTTTTCTCACTTCTCTTTCAGCAAGAACAGACTTTCTTCCACTGTGCATTGATCCTCCTTGCATTCCAACGTCAACCTGTTCACTTCCAAGCAATTCACCCTTATATCCAGACTCCTTATCTATCGCCCTACCTATTTTGTGTGACTTAGGGAAACCCGAACCGTAAATCCACATGATCTGATCACGAAGCTCAAAACCAGCATCCTCAATGTTGATAGCCATACGGTGATAAGTTCGAGAGCCAGCGAAAGAAAGCAAGTAACCTCCAGGTTTGAGGACTCTCAAAGCCTCACGCCAAATAGCTACTGAAGGCACATCATAATCCCACTTCTTACCCATAAAGGCAAGACCATACGGAGGATCAGTGACAATCGAATCAACCGAGTCAGCGGGTAACTTCTTCATTTCATCTAAGCAATTTCCTTCTAATATCATAACCATTCTGTTTCACCTACTCCGTTCATTGAATTGATAATTTGTTGAGGCGACCAATTCACCACCTCGTATAACGACATAACTTTCTTCACGATGAATCGCTCAACCATGATGCGGTAGCCGATCTTGGTGATACCTTCAATGTCGGACACATCATCAAATGCGATATACTGCCCTTGCTGATTGATTGCTACGTCGAAGTAGTCACCCGACTTGTAACCCTTGCCGAGATGCTTGTTAGCCCATGCTGCACCTGCGGCTGGGCCAGAAAGGGTGTCGTATTTGTCAAGGTTCTTCTTGAGCTTACCTCGCATGAATAGCTGGTCGCCATCCATACGTCCTGCTAAGGTGTCGTTAATGACTGTGATAAGGTACTCATCGACATAGTGCTGATCCTTCTGCATGAGCATAGCATCAAGTGTGAACTTCATGGCATCTTTCATCACCATAGGCATACGAGCCTGGATTAGCTCCAAGCCCTTGAGGTATGTCTGTGGTTCATGGCTTGAGCCATCAGTCCATGATACCCTGCAAGCGTAGCGATTCTTAGCCTTGATGAAGAATGACGAACACCACTTCTCGAACTCTGTGACGATGGGAAACATACGCTCGTTGATCTTGACGATAAGAGCCTCACCTATTTCTGGCGCATCAATATCCACGAACACCGAATCAGTATGACCGTATCGGCAAGTGTGGCCGTATTCCTCGCATATATCCCGCAGTTGAAACAGCGTTTGCCGTGAGGTGTATGTGATAGCTGAAGCTATTTCTGGATGATACATACCGAACTTAGAGTCGCCGCATATCCCGTATAGGCTGGCGACGAGGGACTTCATAGCGTGTTGCATAGCATCCCAAGTGGACTTGTTCTCTGGATCAGTCTTCATGAGAACCTTGTATTCGTTCCTTGCTTCGGTGAGCTTATCCATCGTGCGAACAAGCAGTCCCTTGCTCTCCTGTGTGAAGCATGATCCGTTGCCACAGTCCACACCGTTCTCATCTAAGGTGTCCCACGATATGTTAGCCTTCTCTGCGTTGCTATGGTACATGGCCTTAACGTCCATGATGCCGACATTAGGATATATGCCAGGCACAGGCTCTTGAATATCCGCACCAGGGTATTCCACTTTGCCGAATTGTGGTTTGCTTGGTATCTGTCGATCAAAGTCCTCATCCATGATGAACAGGCTTGTAGCGAGCTTGGTGACGAGGGGAGTATCACGAAAGCGGATTTGACAGGCATGAGCAAGTGAGATGTAGTGCTCGCTCACATTGAGTAAAGCGTCAAGGCGGGGCATGAGTTCCACATCGAGTAAGTTGTAGTCGAGATATGTTCCTACGTCTGTATAGAAGGTGTCGTGACCGTCTGGGAGCTCCAACTTGCGCTCTTTCAAAGCCTCCCATGCTACATTATCCAGCTTCTTTGAGGCTAATTGTCCGTGTTTCAAGACCCATAACTTCTCGAAGGCAGTCATCAAATCCATGCAGACTACACCAGGAATGGGTTGATCCCAATCCATATACTCGAAACGATGCTTCTTGTACGGAGATAAGTCACCTGGATTTAGACCACAGGCTTTCATTCGTTGAGCTATCTGCTTAATGTCAGCCCACTGTAAAGCCCAACCAATAATCATGTCTGGATCAAGACGACGGAGATGTTTAGCGAAGTGTTCGAGTAAGTCACGCTCACTGTTGAAAGCTATGAGGTGGGTATCGTAGTCAATATGAGTCTTGCCTTCGGGGTGATTCTTACAGTCGATGCGCTGGTGTGTCCCTGCTGCTATCTCATCTGGCTTCTGCACCCACTGATACATTCGACCTGTGTAGTTGTCGTACAGAGCAAGGATAGTGATTTCACCAGACTCAATCTTCCACTCACCGTCAAGGTACACCTTGCGCCACTTGTACTGCGGGATAGGATTCTTTCGATCTGCAAGAACCCTGTTAGGGAATGGTATGTTTGCCTCCCACGTCTTGATTCGGTTATCCTTAACGAACTGCTTCATGTCGTATGGGTCGCCAAAGGTGATCTTGACAAGCGTTTCGCCGTACAAACCCTTGAATCCAGGCTGTGCATCAATCCATTGTTTAGGGATGCGCTCCGAATCTTCGACTGTGATGAAGCAATAAGGAATTATGTCTTTGACCTTCTCGTTAATGCGTTGATTCGTCTTAGGATCACGATAGCGAAGTCCTACGGTTCGCCCTCTCAATTGGTCGGCCAGCATAATTCAACCGACCCACTACGACAATATAAGGGTGTTTATCAGCCTTGCTTTCTGCCCCTTGATCGTGCAGGTATGTTATGTTGACGAAGCCAATACTGAATCGTCATTGAGCTTACTCCACATTGGCTTGCTATGTCGGCAAGAGTTCGAGATTGAGAAACATAAGCACTGAATAACCACTCTGGGTCTTGGTACAGTGCTTCGGCAGGTTGTGTGCCGTATTTAGCTACCAAGAATACATCAGCTTGACAGTTCGTGCATGATTGTACGATCCTCGATTCGCTCATTGGGATTTCTAATTGCTTGTCGAAAACAACGTGGTTTCCGCAGCTCGGACATGATACTCGCATATTATGAGGCATTAGAAAGGACATTATAAGGTGTCGCACTAACGCATTGTTTTCTTTTTGTTCATGCCCTGGTTATCTCTCTCGCAGTTAATACAAATCATACGACCTGTACCTTCTTCGTGAAACAAAAGTGGTGTACGCATACCACACTTAGCGCATTTGTCGTTATCACGATCTGCCGTGAAAGCGTTCTGTGGCATTATTCTCTAACTCCCAAACGAACGCACGTTGCACATCTTATTTTATTTCGCCCACCATCATTAGAAAGAAGTCTTCGACATGAACTAATCACACATTCACGTCGATTTTTAATGTTTCGGCAAGTCATATCCACCCTCACATGAGGATAGAAGCCTGGAATACATAACCATCTCCCCAAGCGTCAAGGATCAAGCGAATGCCCTGGCCTTCTGCTCGGAAGTCAATGAAGTGCAGACGAACTTCGCCGTCAAGGTTCTTCAGCACGTTCTCAAGACCACCCTCGAAAGTAGCGACCCAAGCCTCTGTAACCCCACCAATAACCTCGAAGGTTGTGTTTGTTTGTCCCTTGAGTTCGTCGCCTGTGGCAACGGTGATAACATTGTCGTCGTATGAAAGGTTGTAGCGGTTGAGCTTCTGTCCGTTCATGTTGTCGCAGCGGAACGCTTCAAAGAGTTCTGTGCTGTTGATAGCCCAAGTCATGAATGCCTTGCGTTCTGTGCCGTCACGGAGCTTGTAAGCACCGTTCTGGTCAATCTGTGCGGCAAGTCCCAAGCTCTTGCTGTGCCACTCACCAATCGTTTCTGTTGAGTGAGGGAAAGCCAAACCGCCTTCGTCGCTGATGATCGTTGTTTGCTTCGAGCCAGACTTGATTCGTAGCTTTGATCCATCGACGGATAGCGTTAAGTCTGCACTGTGGAACTTGAGAACACCGAGAAGTCGGTCAATGTCTGGGACTGCGATCTGTCCTGTTCCCTCGGCAGAGATGCCGAAGTGAGAGAGTGAAGTCTTACCATCACGAACCAGGCTGGTCGTAGTGCAACGGTTATCTGCAAAGTCAAGAATACAAGCAGCAACTTGCGATTGTGGCTTACCTGCTACAACCTGGGGTCGCTTTGTTAATTCGAGTAGTCGGGCTAATCCTGTGTTTGATACTGTTATTGTCAATTTTCATCACCTGTTTTTAATTTTTAAGCAAGCCTTACAATCGGGCTTGGAGTCTGTAAAGGATAACTTGCTGCCAGAAGTAGGAGAGAACCCACGACATAGCACCAAGTATTGATTGCCGAGTTTTTGAACTCGGTGTATTTTGCCTCGCTGTTTGATTGTTGCAGCAAGATAGCGAACTTGTGGAGGGATCAAGAGAGCCACCACCAATCGGCAAGGGGTTCTTTGTGTGAGGTAGCAAGACGTTGAGCTATGTGTTCGACTGCTTTCCCCATGTTCAAAACCTTACTAACTTCTTCCATGAGTTCTTGCATCTCGGACTCAAGCTGGTCAATTTGCCTCTGGAGGTCTTCAATGGTCGGTGTTTCATCAGTCATAGAATCACCACCGTAGTTCCGGTATTCCAGACCAGACAACTTCACCGTTCTTGACAGTGAGGATCGTGCGCTCTTGACCGATTAAATCCATTCCTTGACCCTTGACTTCTTCGATGCGGGCTTTGATAGCGAACTCGCCATCATTGAGAGTCTTGTCTGCATAGACACCAGCGGAGCTGTCTGCTCGCTTTTGGTATCGACCCATGAACAATTGCTGGCTCATGATTCGCTGCGTTCCTTCGACCCAATCTGGCTTCTCTCCAACCTTCATCAATCCTTTAGCTCCGTTACCGAGGTCAGCAAATTGCTTGTTGTCTTTGAGATGGAAGGTGAAGTACACCTTGTCGATTGGTAGTCCGTGAACCCTTGTGATTGTGTCACGAAACAATTTGTTGCGTGTGCGCCATTCAGCTTGATTGAACCTGTCACCGTCTTCGACGTTGATTGGGTTCTTTGAGCGATTCATCAAGAACCATGTCATAGCGTTCTCGCACCATTTCATGTATGTTGATCCACCGTCAAAGATGACAGCAGCAAAGTCGCCTGGATTCTCTTGTATTTCTTGAGCCATGAGATTGACGAAAGCATTTGTCTTGTCAATAAGGGCGGGCCACTTGACGGACATATCCTCATTGAAGATCGAGTCGTCTGTTAAGTCCAAGAGAGGGAGGATGAGAATGTTCTCATCACCAGGGTATGTGTGATTGACCGTTTCGCTTGCCGAGTTATCAAAGTCGAAGATGACGACTTTCTTACCCTGCTTGATCTGTTCATCACTTCGAGATAGGTAAAGAGCAAGACCTGTCTTGGCCGTGTTCTCTTTGCCTACAAGAGCCATGCGTTGTTGAGGTACTGCTGCCTTCTTCTTGTTGAAGAGGTTACGGTAGTAGTCCACTCCGTAGTCGTTGGTAGCTTCTGGAGCTTTACCTTCTCCTGCTGTGGCTGCTTTGCCACCGTCGCCCCCCCAAGCCGCCATCAAGCATCCCATCCTGTTGAGGTGGATTCATCAGCTTCTTCTGGTGCTGGTGCTGGTGCAGCAGAAGCGATTGAGTCACAGACCCACCATGCGGTTGAGTCCATGCGGCATTCGTCTTCTCGGCTGATCCATGCTCGACCAACGACTGCGATTTCCGAACCAACGCCGAAGTCCATACGGAACTCATGTTCGGCAGGAACATAGACGTCGATTGAAGGTGCTGTGGAAGTGATGTCAAGATCGCCAACGGTGACAATGTAGCCACCCTTCTCTCTTGGATCAATGTGGACGACTTCGCCGTGAACAGCGCAGAGCTTGTCCCACTTCTGGTCTGTATCAGCCCACTTACTAACGTGTTCTGGAAGCAAGTCGAAGGAAGGCAAGAAGTCACCTTGAGGCCAAACACCATCAACGAGATCAACGATGAGTCCACTTGCCCCTTCTGCACTAACAGCGAAAGGAGGCGCAGCGAAGACAGTTGCGAGGGATTCGTCAATCACGAACTTGGTGACACCAGGCTTTGCGTAGCCCACACCGTTGCGACCCATGCGAACAGGCAGACGGCCTGGCACGAAGGTTGGTTGGTTGTCAAGAGCAAGGTCGTTCTCGAACTTAATCGTGATAAGTTCAACATCTCCTGTTCCACGCTTGCCTAAGAAAAGGCACTCACGAACAGGTTCGGACAGCTTGCGAGCACGACCATAGCGAGGGTTTGCATCTCCGCTTTGGAAGGTTGGCATGGTGTTGTTCTCAATGATCTGGAACCATGTGGAAGCGTCAAGTTCTTGCACGTGCTTTGGCAAGGAGTGGATCACGACTTCGCTTGTTTCTTCTTCAAGAGAAGACAGCTTGAAAGTCGGGTTGACAGTGTGAGTGAACGAGCCATCGAGGTTGTCTTCAATCAAAGTGATTCGACCTTGAGCGACGAGTGCGGTTCTGGCAACTTCGTCAAGAGTACCAAGTGTGTTCTTCATCTTGGCATATCCAGACTTGGAGAAGTCCTTGTATCGTGGAGCTGAAACAAACATTCCAGTGAGGACTTCTGCACCACTACGGGAGAGGCGTTGGGCTTCTGCTTTGAGTTGACGACCTGCAACCCGAATCGCAAGGATCGAGCATTCGTCATCAGTCTTGTTGGCAGCAGTCCAAGCCGATTTGTTCTCGGCCAGCACTTCTGTAATTCGGGCGTTCAAGGTATCAACTGTGACACCAACATTATTTGCTACTGTTTCTTTAAGTTCCGACATTGTTAATCAATCCGTTGTATTCCTTCCGACAGTGAACTCCCTTATAATGATTCTTGTAAAAGAGCATCATTCTGTAAAGTCTGGGTGCTTGAAATCATCACCAAACTCATCTAATTCTTGCATGATGTGAGTTGCGACGTGAGCTTGAGATGCGTTGTGAACAAGGGAAGTAGGGCCAAGACAAGCCCATTCGCACAAATCACACGCACCTTTGACGATGAACTCATTGAATAGGACTATGCCGTTGATCCTAAGCACAGGTACTTCGTCACCGACTTCATATCTTGTCCCATCTGGGTGCATCCAATAATCATCTGATCCAGCAATCATAACCATTCCCTCTTATCTAATGTTCCTAATGGAGAATTAACAACCTTCTCTCTCCAGGCTAATGCGAACCCAAGACAATTAGCACATGACTTTCTCTTGCTTAAGTTATTTGATTTGCACCAATCACACCTCTCACCCACACCCATTCGTGCTGCAAAAGACCAAGCCATCGAGTCAGCCGACTGTAAGTATTGTCCGTACTTGGATAAGCCGCTTGTCTTGACCCCAAAGCCGTGAATGTTGTCAAGCCCAAGATCGTAAAGCTGGCTCATGATAGCCTCAATCTCATACGTTGCTTGTCTTCGACATACTGATCCTACACCGACTGTGGCTTCTTTAGTCAAATCAATACCTGCTTCTTTGTATTGCTCGAAACAATTCCAGTAGTCACGCATAGTCCATCCCTGGAGTACAGGAACAAAAGGCAGGTCTGGAGCTGTGTCACGAAGGTAAAGAAAGTTCTCAACCGTTAGGTCTTGGTGATCTTGAACGGTAAGTCCTGTCTTCTCTGTCATGTGTGGTTCGACCATCCAATCTTGAGGTGCGGCCCAATTCAAACCGCCCCAATCCATGTAGCGGCCAACATCTGCTATGTATTCATCTGGAGTTATGATCCACTTCCCATGTTTAGCTATCTCACTAAACCCGCCAGAATCTAACGACCATTCGCAAGTCGGTTGACGATTTATCTTCGGTTGTCGTAGTAGTCTTTTGTAACTTATGAAAAGAGGGACTTCGGTTTTCTCAAGCATAGGAGGTTCGTGAACGCCGAGATAGAACTTCATTCGCACAGCAACCTGCAAAAGTTATGAGCAACAACCAATGGATCAACACCCATGAGAATATCTCGCTCGCTCTGTATTGCAGCATCTAACACTTTGACCTTAGCCGTTTGACTCGCTGGTGAGTCCATAGCATAATTGAATACTTCTCGAATACGTTCTCTGGTAAGTGCTGGTCTGTTATTGATGAGGGCTGTTGTAGCTTCTTGAACTACCTTCTCATTCATACAAAGTCTAATAACTAAATCTGCATCAAAGCCAGAAGACTCAAGCTCGGCTATGAACTTACGAAGTGACTTTGGCTCAAGATATGCGGCCTTCTGCAAAGCACCGATACTGTTTCTAAGATCGCCACGATGCTTCTTTGCTATCACTTTGATAGCGTGAGCATCAACCTCAACACCTTCATACGCTGCGACGGTAGCCAATCGTTGCTCAACAAGTTCAGCAGAGATAGGCTCGAAGGTTCGTACTTGGCATCGTGATTGAAGCCAGGGAGATACCTTGCTAAGATCGTTGCACGTGAGAATGAAGTAGCCTTGAGCATCCTCAATGACTCCTTTCAATGCGTCTTGAGCTTGAGGTGTGAGTCTGTCGGCTTCATCCAAAAAGAAAATCGTTTCCCATTGACCGATCCTTGACATAGGGATGATGTATTCTTCAATGAACTCAATACCCCTTGTCTTCTTAGACGAAGCGTTGAACTTGTGGAGCTGCCAGTTGAGGACTTCAGCGACGATGTAAGCAAGCGTCGTCTTGCCCGTTCCAGGCTCGGATGAATTGAATAGGAAATGTTGCATCGGTGCTTTGCCTTCGAGAATAAGCTGAATCTCTTCGACTATCTCTTCTTGTCCCATGAACCCGTCAAGGGTTGCAGGTCTGTGCTTTTCCCACCATATCTCTTTCATATCTCATCACCTTCTATCTGGTATCTTGTTCTCTCGGACTGTTCGGCTTGTGTGATCCACTTGCCTTTGCATTCCTCACCATCTTTAGCCATGTAGCAATACTCACCAAAGCATCTGCGAATCTGTGAAATAACTCCGTTGTAGTTGTATGCTATGAAACCCCATGAGTCCGAATCCCAACAAGTAGTGCAAGCAAAGGTTAGTGCAGCGTAAATCTTTCCGTCTTCGGTTGGTTTCGATAAAGGAACGTTGCGAGGTAAGCGAGGCATACAATCACCATTCTTCGTCGTAGTCTGGCTGACGGTCTTCGTGAGCATCACGAATCATGTCTTGCTCTCGCTCGTAGTCATGTTCAGCTCTCATGTCCCAACCAATGTGTTCATCGGCCCTGGTCTTGTCACATACTTCGACAATGTAAGCGAGGAGCTTGTAAGGCGCATAGCGTTGAATCACTACGAACTTGTCCTCTTCGATCTTGAATACTCTCATACCGCTTCTGGTTTCGCCATGAACTCCGAATGATGGATCACTGTCTTGAAGCTCCTTAACCCATTGAGGCAATTCGTCAAGTGGTATCTGTTCTCTAAATCCTATCTCTGGTATCATATCATTCACCGTAAAGCATCCACATTCGAGCATGGTGTTCGTGAGCATAGCCCAAGACTTCATGTTCGCAACCGTAGCAAGTCGTCTTGTCGCCAAGCAAGTTCGTGGTTGGATCACCGCATAGGTGACATGGAGGTTGGTATGGCTGCGGTTTGGGTTGCATTCCTGTTCCACCGCACGAAGGGCAACCGTCACCACAACACTTCTGCTGTATGGTACTGTTGCAGAAGCCACAAGCCAGAACAAAATCAGCGGGGTTGCCTTCGTCATCTCTGGTAGTAGCGTTCTTGTGTGTGTCGTGATTCGTTCTCCACTTGTCACAGTCGAGGCACTTACCTACCCACTCCACAGCCATAACAAGGCGTATGCGCCAGCCCTTATAATGATTCTTACAAACGCTGACAGAACAGGCAGGTTTCATCTCCGTCTTCGATCAAACGGATTAGCTTGCATTCAATACATCGTTTGGTTCGCTCTTTCAATCGAGGTGGTAAATGAGAGTAGGGGGTGGTGTTCTCGACGTCTTGTAGTACAATGATGACTTGTCTATTCACATCGTAAAGGGTCTGGTGTTCCCAGCCGTTGTGTTTCTGTACCTTCGTAGTGCCGACAGCTTCAACTTGCATCGTTCTTGAAAGCAAAGCTGTGATCCGCTGTTGAGAAGGCACAACTCGGACTCCACTTGACCCATGCAACTTATCTCGAAGCTCGTCAATTGTCATCGGGCCGTCTTGGAATAAGAGGTCAATAGCAGCCGAGCGAATCCTGGTATTGTTCGACCCCATTCAAGTAAGGCTATGTGAATCAGTAAATCAACCCTCGGTCTATTTATGGATTACCCATACTCATTCCAACTGCCATAGGGTCTGGCGAAGCAGAAGATTGTGTTACCTTCACTGTTGATCCTTCGATTTGAACATGGTGATCATTATCTTGCATGGCTTTGCGAATAGGTCTTACTATCTCAAACTCCATCTTGATTGAGCCAGCAATAGGAAACCAAAGACAAGACATGATGAGAAAGAACCCCATGTCGCCGGTTAGAAGAGAACCTCCGAGGACGAAAGCAGTGATGTGATTCATCGTTATTATAGCCAACCTAACACCGCCTGTTTTGTTTTCTTAACACCCTTTGGAAGAGCTTGAATATCAACGGTACGAACCTTGTTGGCTACGTCTGGAGCTAAACGAATGAGGTCTTCTGTATATAGATCAGACAACCGAAAGCCATGAGGCACTTCATAATCCTCTTTCTTTGGTTTGAGTCTTCGAGCAGGTTTGTTTGGGTTGATGGAGTATGTCAATACTGCATGAGCGTATTCGTCTGGGAGCGTGAACGAAACGAGGGCCAGCCTTCGAGCAGTCGCTATGTCGTCTGGGTGAGCGTTGCGCCATACTGCCAGAGCAACAGGCACAGGTAAGGATTTGATTACTTGATGTGCTGCTCTTCTATCTCTCCACTTCATCATAGC